GTAACTCATAACCATACGGCAACTTCTACAGTTACAGATCCTGGTCATGACCATGATGCAATAACGCAAACTAGCGGAGCTTCTTCAGCAGGAGCGCAATACGCTGCATCATTTAGTGGTTCAGTAAATACAACTTCTACACAAATGATTCAAACTGCAACAACTGGAATTACTGTAGCTACAACTACTGCAAACTCTGGTGTAAGTGGAACAAATGCTAATTTGCCTCCTTACTATGCTCTTGCTTACATCATGAAGGCTTAGTATGTCGTTTGAATTAGATCCAGTTCGCTATGGTGTGCTGTGGAATACTGTGGAGAACAACGAAAAAAAATTAGAAGAAATGTCTAAAAAGATAGACAAGTTAGAAGGTTCTATTGAACAATTAGTCAAACTTGTAAACCAATCAAGAGGCGCATTGTGGATGGGATTGGGAATTTTATCGGTCATTAGCGGAGTAATTGGCTTTGTAGGGAGTTACATTTCAGGAAAATGAAGATGTATGTCAGACCAATTCGGATTTTTAGAAGGAGCAAAAACACTCAGTAGCTCCTTAAATGCTAGTCGTGATGTAAGCAAAGAGCTTTCTAAAAGCATTTCTGATACTCAAAAAGAAGCTACTGATTTAGCAGTTCAACGAAATTTAGATAGGCGCAGAGAACTTAAAGAAAACGAAATACGCAAAGAGTTGTTCCTTAAAAGAGTATTAGTTCAATGGGAACATCAAGAATCAGTCAGACGAGAAGAAGCAAAAATACGAGCTGATTTCTTAAAAAAGTATGGACAAAGATGGGCAGAAGTTGAAGCATTAAAAGCCAAATTAGAAAAACAAGAAAAAGAGTTGCAAAAGGAATTTAATAAAGATTTAAAAAAGGCTCAAGTTGCACAATTTTGGTGTTTTGCAGTAGCAGCATGGATAGCTTATTTTTTAGTATGGGGAAGTAAATAATGGATACATTGCTTGGAATACTTAAAGGAGTTGCTCCTGTTTTGGCTACAGCAGTTGCAGGGCCAGCAGGAGGAGCTGCCGTAGGTTGGATAGCCTCTAAACTAGGCATAGATGATGCAACTGTTGAAGGGGTTACAAAAGCGCTTACTGGTGATCCTGAAATGGCATTAAAGCTAAAAGAACTTGACCTTGAATATGCAAAGCTAGAAGTTCAAGACAGAGATTCAGCTAGACAGGCTTACGCTGCCGTAGCGACAAGCGAATATGCTACAAAGCTCGATAAATTGGTTGTTCCTTTATTGGCTTTAGGAGTTGTCGGATTAGCTTTTGCCTTAATCGCAGTTTTAATGTTTGTAAATACTCCACAAGATCAGCAACAACTTATTATTTTTGCTCTAGGCTTTATTACTTCTGCTGCTGGTCAAGTCCTGTCTTTTTACTTTGGTTCTAGCCAAGGTAGTAAAGATAAAGCCAAAGAAATAGAAGGAATGTTGAAAAAATGATTGAATCTCAACTTTTAGCTCTTGGAATTGATGGGAAATGGCTTGAGCCATTAAACAAAACTTTTGAAAAATACGAAATTAACACTCCTACAAGGAAAGCTGCTTTTATTGGTCAATGTGGGCATGAATCTGCTAACTTTAAAATCCTAGAAGAAAACCTGAATTATTCCGCTAAAGGTCTAATGGCAACATGGCCTAGCCGATTTCCAACCATTGAAATTGCTACCCAGTTTGAGCGTAATCCTGAGAAGATAGCCAATAAGGTTTATGGTGGCAGAGCTGATCTTGGTAATACCGAAGATGGAGATGGTTGGCGCTTTCATGGAAGGGGTCTAATTCAGCTCACAGGAAGGTCAAATTACACAGTATGCGGTCTAGCCCTAGACAAGCCATTTGCGGATCTTCCTGAGCTTGTTTTAGAGCCTGAGAACGCTGTCCTATCTGCTGGTTGGTTTTGGAACAAAAGGGGTCTAAATACCCTAGCCGATTCCGAAGATTGGACTACCATGACTAGAAGAATTAATGGTGGAACAATCGGTTTACAAGATAGAATTAACAAAATCCATAAAGCGATGGATATTTTAGGAGCGTAAAAATGGCAGATAAATTTTATAAAGAAACCAAAAAGCATGAAAAGCGTGAAGAATCGCAAATGATTAAATTGCGTAACGCTGTCTATGAATTTGGCAAAGAACTAAAACGGCATGAAAAAGAGCCGATGAGTAAGGCGCATCCTGAAAAGTCCAACAAAGGATCTAGTCAGAAAGATGCGCCATTACCCAATATGCGGAAATACTAACAATTACGAATTAAGGCCCTAACTTCTTCTAGGGTCTTTAGTCGGCTATATTGCCAGGCAATACTCCATATTTGCAGAGCTGCCTTGTTCGGCTCAAAACAAGATGGAAAGGTATCAAAAAAAGCCTGTTCGCATTCATCTTCAGGAATCGGAATTTTCCCTGCAAAGGGAACATCTTCATAATTCATTTGATCCTCGCTACTTTGGCTTTTCTTAAAACTTGTTCGTATTGCTGTTTAGCTTCATCATCCAGTTTGCGTAACGGAAGATTTTGCCAATAAGACCATTTGTCTTTGTATTCCTGAAGCTCTGATGGAGGAATCCAACCTTGTAACCTCCATCGAATCGTAATATCTGTTCCGCTTACAGTCCAAATATGCTCCATAAACTCTCCTTAATGGTATCTATGTTTCGGCATACAAGTTACTTCAACAGGAATATCAGTTGTAAAGCCATTGATGGAGCGCTTAGTTGTTATTACTACAGCTCTAAGACCAGCTCCTTCACATTCTGTTACTCCATTGATAACTTCATTCCTAGTTAAAGCAGCAACTTGTTTATCTAATATTAACTGTTGCGAAGGCGCTTGACTATAGACAGTTGGATTACTGGAACAAGCAAATAAAAACCCACAAATTAACACTAACAATATTTTTTTCATCACTCCTCCCTAGAATGGAATATCTTCCTCAAGTTTTTCAATCGGTTTTTGATCAGCTTTATCTTCAGGAACATTTAGATAAGCAAGAATCGCTCCTTCCTTCATGGCAAAAACTGGCAAGGATTCAATCTTCAACATCAAGCCATGTTTAGTTTCCATGACAACTCCAATAGACTGATAGCGTTTTTTCATTTTTCCATCATCACCTTGGAACTCTGATACTGCTGCTTTTACAAAATATTTAATTGCCATTTCGTTTCTCCATTAAATTGACTTCTGCTTCTACTTCACTCAAAAACTGCTTTACTTCATTTTCAATTTCTTCTATCAATTCCTGATCTCGATTGATTCTTACTATAAGGAGTTGGCTTCTTTCAGGCATCCGAGGATCAAAAGAAACAAAGTCGCACCATGCTCTACCAGTAACTGCCATTTGGGATTGCATCTGAATGATGTATTTTTGAGGCGGTTCATTAGCCTTTACATAACTCCAATGCGTAGCCGAATTAGGGCATTTGATCTCAATCAGACCATCCTCAACAAGACCATCAGGAGAGCATCCAAAGCCTTTAATCGTGGGATGGTCTATAAACGCTACCTGATCAACAAAATTGCCTGTAGTAACCTCATACGCAACCCTAGCTTGGGGTTCTGTTTGAGTTCCCCATTCCATCGCTGAATTGCTATAAGATTCTTCTATGGTCTTTGTAACTCGTTGCAAGGCAAGCTCAATCAGATAGTTTCCTCTACTAGCTGAAGGGCCTGTCTTTGTCCTTGCCAATATGTCAGCTACCCTAGAAGCAGTAACCTTGCCTAAGCGGAGCTGATGCCATTCCTCAGTTCCTTGTTGAATTGCTGCAATACGATCTTCTGTCGTAAAGGTTGTCATCGCTTCTCCATCCAAATATAAAAAAGAACAATTCCAATAAAAATCCAAAAAAGCAGTCCAGTTATGGCAAAAAATGTGATTAAAAGTGTCATTTTTTTCTAGCCTCTATCATTGCATCAGCAACTTTATAAGCGTAACTTCCAACCCAAAGTTCAACTTCTCCAATTACTGTGCTTCTATCGTCAGCTTTTTGAATAATTGCTTCCATAGCTTTAGCAGCAAAGTAATCTCGCAAGTCCATGCCTGAACTAATTGGTGTTAATTGATTATTTTTGGATTCAATTTGAGAATCCCAATCTATGCTTGGAAACGCTTTCATTTTTTTCTAGCTTCCTTTTCTCTTTCTAAGATTGAATCAAATAGCTCTTTAAGCTCCCAGTTCTGCTTTTTTGGCATCTTTAGCGGAGGAGATTTTTGATACTGCTGATTTGTCTTTGGATAAGGTGTTATAGGCATTTTTGTAAACATTTTTGAGCAACTCCACAGAATCACAGTTAGAAATAGCCTCAACCCATCTTTCGGTTTCAGCGCTTAAATCCACTTCTTCCTCATCAGGAATATCTTCACCAGCGTAGATATACAGACCTAAGCCATGTAAGGCAATAGCCTTAGCTAGGCATCGTTGCATAGCCGTATTGACTTGGAAAGCATCAGGATTGGGTATGGCTTTGTTCATGTTCATAACTGGCAACTGAGCTGTCATGGTCTTACCAAAAGCCGTTACTGAGCAAAACACCATGAGCGTTTCGTTAAAGTAAACAGGATCTTTGTATTCCCATGTAGCGGTTGGATCAAGTTGCAAGAGCTGATCAACTGCCCAGGCCCATGAAAGGTAGGTAAATTTACCCTTCTTTTCTGTATGTTCATTGACATTAATTGTTCTGATTTCTAAATATGTTTTCATCACTTTTCCTTTTTAGTATTCACCAGTAACTCGGCTAGTAGCCCAGTTTTCATAGTATTCAAACGACATATTCCACAGCTTCCTACCTAGAGCTTCAAAATCCCTTTTCTCTAGCATTTCTTCTAAAGCCTCTATGTCATCTTTGTTTTGATGAGCTGCAAAAGCCTCGCAGAAGTTATTCCATTTATTAGGATTAAATTCATCATCTTTCATCAGCTCTGCAACTTCATGCTGAAGCTCGTCAGAATCCATGTAATCATCTTCAGGCTCGTAATAAGCATCATGTCTAGACATACCCATTAGAAGCCTCCTGTTCTGTAGATATAGACAAGAGCAAGAAATATTCCGATAGTCGCTCCCATAATCCAAGAGGCTATGACTTCCCATAATTTAGGTTCTTTTTGCATACAATTTCCTTTCAGCACTTAGCGTAGTTAAGATTTACATCTTCCATCTTTTTGCAAAGACTTAAATCACCTGAGATTGTTTCGTATTCCCAAGCATAATTAACTTTATCAAATTCTTTTGGAATATATTCTGTTCGTTTGCCACATTTAAGCAAACCATCATGATGCGCATAACCTAAGGTTTCGCAAATATCAAAGTAGCAATCATAAGTTATATAACCTATTAAAGCTCCATGCTTATTAAAAAGAGATGTGTGTTTGCTAAAGTAATATTTTGGTTCTCTAATAAAACCACCATGCGCTAAAACTTGAATTGCTTCTTTTAGACGATATGTTTTCATACAATTTCCTTTCAGCACTTGTTAAAAATTTAATCTGTAAATTGGATTATAGCCAGCAACATTAGCAGAAATTCTTAATTGTCTGCTGATTTCATGGTAAGTTTTTTCATGGTTATTTACATGAACTTCATCACCACTAAAAAAGGCTTTTTCTCCATCAAACTCAATGCCTACTCTGCGATTAGCGCCATGTTTTGCTAAATAGTAAGGAGCAAATTTATCAACACCTTCCCAAAAAATAACACCTTGACGATTATTAAAACGAGCATTTTTGCCTTTGGCATTTGCAACAGTAGCAAGTTTGCCTTTTTCAGCAAATCCACTCATGAGCTGTTCTTTTTCAAAACGCTCACGAGCCAAAATGTTTTCTTTAAATTCACGAGCTTTTGCAACAATTTCAGGAGTTGCATCAACTGTGCAACCAAAGTAACCACCATGACGAGTTGAGCCGTATTCAATAACTTTAATAGAATCGGTTTCATCATTCCAAACAACAGCAAAGAAATCGCTGTCGCTGTAGCCGTTTTTTTCGTATTCACAAAGAACACGGCCTTCAAACATTTTTACTGCATAAGAAATTTCACCACCATACTTTTTGATTTCATAAGCATTAGGTGTTTCTTTAGAACATTCTTGAATAATTGCCATTTTCTTTCCCTTCATCACTTGATTAAAAATTACTTCTGAATATAGTCAATGCGGTAATATTTTTCGCCTTTTTGTATAACAATTTTGCAGGCCTGATTGATTGTTACTGGAACGCTCCATTGTTTCCAAGTATTTGTGTAATCATCAAATTTCATTACTACACATTCTTTTTTGCCTTGACCTTTGCGCTTCATTTTCTTTCCCTTCATCACTTGTTAAACTGAGTTCATTATACACAAAATGACAGTTTGCAACAGTTTTATTTTGTTATTTTCTAAGTGCTTTCCCTAATTTTAGGGTTTTGCATTGTTTTCCTTTTGGTATATGATCTAGTCTGTTTCTTACGAAAGGATAATATGAAACCATTTGACGAATTAAAGCTAGAATTTGGGGTATTGGCAAACCTTGCAAAGCCTTTAGGAGTAAGGGAAAACGCAATTTACCAATGGTCTAAACGAGGCAAGATCCCAGTAAAACACATCAGAACTCTCATAGAGCTGTCGGAAGGCAGATTGACCAAAGAAATGCTTAGACCTGACTTGTTTTCCAAGGAGTAACAATGAATTTTTACCCTTTTCACATAGGGGATTATTTGAGTCATACCTCCCATCTGTCGGATGAGGAAGATTTGACTTACAGGCGCATGATTGACCTTTATTACCAAACTGAAGAACCTTTTACTGATACGGCTAAATTGGCTCGTAAGGTCAGGTCTAGCTTTGAAATTGTAGGTAGTTTGCTCCATGAGTTCTTTGTTTACGAAAATGGTGCATGGCACAACAAACGAGCTGATGTAGAAATAGCCAAATACAAAGCTATGAAAGATGGGGGTCGCAAAGGCGCATCAATAAGGTGGCATAAGGGTAGCGATAACTCCCCTGATACCCCCCCTATATCCCTCCCTAATCACTCCCTAATGCCAACCAAGAACCAAGAACCAAGAACCAAGAACCAAATAAAAACTATACCCACTCCTAGCGGAGTGAGTGTTGATCTTTGGAATGATTTTTTGGTTTACAGGAAACGGCTTAAAGCTCCAGTAACGGATCGAGTGCTTGCAAGATTGGTCAAAGAGGCTGAACTAGCCAAAATGCCTTTGGATCAGGTATTAGAAACCATCATTTTTAAAGGTTGGAGATCATTTGAGGCATCTTGGGTTCAGCAAATGGCTCAGAAAGCCTCAGAAATGCCTCTAGGAAGCGATAAACAGATTGAGGAGGCATACAGAGTTGAATGTGGCGCAGATCCTCGCCTAGCTCGTTTTAACAGCTATTACGAAATGAAGCAGTTTATTTTGAACCAACGAGATAAGAAGAAGGTCGCATGATTTACTACATTTATGACGATATAGGATTGATTCGTAAGGTAAAAAGCAAAACTGAGGCTCAATACCTTGTTTCACTAAGACCTGATTGGAAGATTTTGGCTAAAAAACAACCAAAAAAAGTAATAGTTTTTGAGGATGCTCCTTTTTAGGAATTGAAATGAAATTTATTGAATTATTTGCAGGAATTGGCGGTTTTAGACTTGGACTTGAAAAAGCAGGGCATCAATGCGTTTGGTCTAACGAAATTGAAGATAAAGCTAGGAGAATTTATGAATACAACTTTAAAGAAAAACCTGACCCAAGAGATATTAGAACCATTCAACCTGATGAAATCCCACAAGCCGATTTACTCGTTGGAGGATTTCCATGCGCAACTTTTTCAGTTGCTGGAAGAAGAACAGGATTCGGAACAGAAGATACACGAGGCACTCTCTTTTTTGAAATCTGTCGAATCCTCGCTGGTAAAAGAATCCCATATTTTTTCCTTGAAAATGTTAAAGGACTCCTCAACCATGATGGAGGAAGAACCTTTGCAGTCATCCTTTCCAGCTTGGATGAATTGGGGTATGACTGCCAATGGGAATGTATTAACAGCAAGAATTTTGGAGTCCCACAGAATAGGGAAAGAGTGTTTATTGTCGGACATCTTAGAGGCAGAACCCCTCCCAAAGTATTTCCTCTCGGAAGGTGCTTTGCAGAGAATGGTGGACAGAACCAAGAAACACAAGGACAAGGGGAACGGATTCGGACAAGTTATCTACCAACGCTTGACGGACACTATTACAAAGGCGGTGGAACAAGAGCCGTTATTGACGAAGGAAACGAATCAAATGGATTTGTTCGAGCAACCCAATGGAGAAGAACACACTTCAGAGATATAAAAGGTGATTACGCACCTACTTTGACAGCTAATATGGGAACTGGTGGGAATAATGTTCCTTACATAGGAACTGAAGTGAGAGCTGTTTTAACTCCTAATCGTAAAGAAAAACGGCAAAACGGAAGAAGAATAAAAGAACATAACGAAGTCGCTTTTACTGTAACAGCTCAAGACAGGCATGGAGTAATGGTTGGATCAAGCCTCAGAAAATTAACTCCTTTGGAATGTGAAAGGCTTCAATCATTGCCTGATAACTGGACAAAATGGTATTCAGATGGAAGTTTAGTTGGAGATTCTCAACGATATGAGCGTTGCGGTAGAGCCGTAACTGTCAATGTTATTTATGAAATAGCTAAAAGGTTGCCATTATGAAAGATTGGACTTTTGAAGAAGGTTTTGCCAAAAAATTTGATTCTCATGTTAGAGAACAACTTCCTTGGTATGAGCTTGTAACAGAATCAGTTGCTTATATTTCAAGAAATTATTTACCTAAAAATGGTGTTATTTATGACATTGGATGTTCTACAGGAAACATGACTTTGGCATTAAAAGATTTAATTAATGAAAGAAATTCAAAAATAATTGCTTTAGACCAAAGCGAAGAAATGTGTGAAATATACAAATACAACACAGATAATTTATATGAAGTAAGAACTTGTGATGCAACGCAACATAATTACGAATCATTTGATGTTGCTATTTTGATGCTTACAACCATGTTTTTTCCTGTCAATCTACAAGAAAAATTTATAAATCAACTATACGAAAAGATGAACAAAGGTGGAGCAATTATCGTTGTTGATAAATTTTGTGATGAATATGGCTATTTTTCTACTGTTATGAAAAGACTAACTATGTTTTGGAAGTTAAAAAATGGCGCAAAACCTGAAGATATTTTGAATAAAGAATTAAGTTTGTCAGGTGTTCAAAGACCAATCAACATTCCTAAAAATGCAAAACAATTTTTTCAACTTGGAGAATTTAAGGGTTGGGTAATTGAAAAATGAACAAATTTATAAGCATCAATGCGCTGTTCGGCAACTCATAAAGTGGCGCAGGATATGGGGTTTAAAAGTTTTTAGAGAGTATCTAAAAAAACATAGGTTTCATGTGAAACTTTTAAGTGATTTTGAAGATCAATGGTTGAAAGGAAATAGAGCTGATGAAAAAGGAGAATGGAAATGAACTTAAATCAACTAAATGAGAACCGAGTAGAAGAGGCTTTAATAAAGCTGTCTATGTCAGATGAAAACCATGCTCGCTGGTATGGTGAGCTGAAATACCTTGAAGAAGGTCTAAAACAAGCTGAAAGTCATGCCTTTTTGCTTGCTGAAGGCACAGTTGCAGAAAGAACGGCTATTGCCAAATCTAGCGAAGAATACGCAGTTGCAGTCAAAAAATGGACTGAGGCGCTAACCAATTACAAGAAAATTGACAATGAGCGAAACCATGAAATTCGCATTATTGAGATTTGGAGAACCCTTTCAAGCAACAGAAGGCAAGGAAACATATGAACGATATTCCTCATATTGTTGATAGTGGAGCAAGTGTAATGACAAAAAAACTAACAAATGAAGAAATAATTCAAATAGCAAATCAATGTTTAGTAGGCGCTACTGCTTGGCATAACCCTGATTTAGATCCTATTAAATTTGCTAGAGCAATAGAAGAAAGGCATGGGATTAAATGAACGATTACGCACTTCCATTACTGGTTTTAAGACGATTGGTTAAAGATTACGAAAACGAAATGCTTAACAAAAATCCTAGTAAAGCCTATCAAATAGCTCATGATTTAGTCGAAATGGCGCTCAAACTTCAAGATATTGCTAATGAAAATCAAAAAGTTTGATCAGATTCTGCATGACCAATACGATCCTCCAGCTCGTAGAGCTGTAGCAGCATGGATCAAAATGAAGTGGGGATTGGATACTAAGGATAACCCTGATATTTACGGAACAGACCTGATTGTTTATAGAAAAGGTGAGCCTGTTGGATTTGCTGAAGTTGAAGTCAGGTCTTGGTATCCCAACTGTCCTTATCCCACAATTCATGTTCCAGTTCGCAAAAAGCATATGTTGGAAGCGCCTAAAACTTTGTTCTTTGCGCTTACGCAAAACATGACCCATGCTTACTGGATTAAAGGTGAACAGGCTTTAAGTCATCCACAATGGCAGATGAAAGACGATAGCAAGGATGAGCTTTACTATGATGTTCCAATAAAATTGTTCAAATTTGTGGACTTAACAGAACCTTTTTAATGAACAAAGCCGAAAAAGAAAAATATGCTCAACTCGCTAGACTTGGTTGCATTTTATGTCGGCAAAACGAAGTGAAGAACATTGATGATTCACCAGTTGAGATTCACCATATCAGGCGCTTTGGTCAGACAAGAAACAACTCTGAAGCCATTCCACTTTGTATGTGGCATCACAGATTAGGAAATCATTCGGTGCATAACTTAGGACATAAAGGCTTTGCTAAGTATTGGGGAATGAGTGAAGAAGATTTATTAGAAAAAACAAAGGAACTGCTTGAGTTACGCAAGGAAAACTGATAATAACCATTCAGAAATTGTCAAAACCTTACGACAATTAGGTTGCTCAGTCTTTGATACAAGCAGAGTTGCAGGAGGATTTCCTGATCTCGTTATTGGGAAAAATCAGATCACTTGTTTGGTCGAGATTAAGTCAGGAGAAAAGAAAAAACTCACTTCAGCTCAAGAGTTGTTTATGTTGAACTGGAGAGGATCAGCAGTTGTCCGAATTAATGATATTGATGGTGCAATTCGTTTAGTTAAACTACTTGACAACCATAGTGGATAAGCGAAAATAAAGCCTCGCATCCCATTTCTATAGGAGAAAAAACATGGGCAAAATGGATTCAATGAGTGGAGTTCCATCTACTACTGGCGCTAAAGCTCCAGCAAAAGCAGCTTCCTCAGATAAAACTGGTGAGCGCATGGTCAAGCGCAACAATGGTGTTGGCATGGGCATGGAAGATGCTACTGGCAAAGACAAGCTCTTTAATACTGGTCGCACAGCAGGAGTTTGTTACACTCATAAGCGTGGGTGCTGCTAAAAAGCGAAATCCCCTAGCGTGAAGGTTCTAGGGGATCTCTAACCAAGCAACTATCGGAGAAGTTGAATGGCTGATTTAAATTCTAAAGAGAGCTGTAATTCCTGTATATATTTTCTTTCTCAAGAAAATGACTTTATGGGAAGTTGCAGAAGATTCCCTACATTCCAAAACAGGCATGGAACTGAATGGTGTGGGGAATTTGTCGTTGTTCCTCCAAATCCTGTCTTTGAAACAATGATTCAGGATATTGAAATTGCCATTGAAACTGATCCCAAAGAAAAACGAAAGCGGATCATGGAAGAAGCAGGAAAGCTAGAACCAAAGCCTAGAGGCAGACCAAAGAAGGTGGTCGAATGAAGCTCAAGCCTCTAGCAGATAAGATCGTTGTAAAGCCTCAAGAACGGCTAAAAAGCTCCATTATTGAAGTCGTAATGTCAGAGCAACCCAATATGGGAACTGTCGTAGCAGTTGGCGAAGGCAAGCTCATCAAAGGTCGCAGACAAGAAATGCCTGTAGCTGTTGGTGATTTTGTTCGCTATGGAACTATGGGAACTGACGAATACCTTAAATACTTTGAATACATCGAAGATGGTGAGCGTTATTTAGTCATGAGTTGGCAAGATGTCTGCTTTATTGAGGAGAAATCAGATGCAATGGCTTGAAATCATTACAGTTTTTCTTTTTGGTGTAATTGTTAGTATTATTTTTGACAAGATTTGGAAAAATCACAGACGAAAGGATCAAGAAATGGCAACGAAACAAGGCTTATATGCCAATATCCATGCGAAGCAGGAGCGTATTGCAAAGCAAAAAGCTGAAGGCAAACCAGTTGAGAGGATGCGTAAGCTTGGCACTAAAGGCGCTCCAACAGAGGCAGCTTTCAAGGCATCAGCTAAAACAGCAAAGAAGAAATAATTATGGCTACCAAAAAACATGACAAACCTATTCCTCGTAAAACAACAGGAAAAGACAAGACCTATAACCCTACAGAAAAGGGAGCTGGAATGACAGCTAAAGGTCGAGCTGAATACAACGCTAAGAACAATGCGAATCTAAAGCCTCCTGCTCCAAATCCTAAGACCAAAGCTGATGCTGGTAGAAAAGCCTCGTTTTGTGCAAGGATGGAAGGAGTTGTCAAAAAAGCGAAAGGCCCTGCTGAACGAGCCAAAGCATCACTCAAGAACTGGAACTGTTAAATGCCTCTGAAAAAATCATCTTCCCCCAAGGCATTTAAATCTAATTTGAAAGCTGAGTTGAAATCAGGAAAGCCAAAAGCTCAAGCTCTCGCTATTGCCTATTCTGTAAAAAGAGAAGCATCAAAGAAACCAAGTAAAGGAAAAAAATGAGCATTACATTAAAAGACTTAGAAATCAAGGATGTAGAATTTATCTTGGCGGCTCTCTCTAAGGGAGAATATAGCCTTGTTGCTCCTTTAATTGATAAGATCAAAGTTCAAGCTATTCCTCAAGCTCATGCCATTATGCAAGCGGAAGCTGATGCAAAAGCTCAAGAATTGGTAGAGAATACCGAAAAGACTACTGAAGAAGCAAAATGAGTGAAACAACAAATCCTGTAGGCAGACCAACCCAATACGATCCTTCCTTTTGTGAGAAGGCTATCGAGCTTGGATCTAAGGGTAAATCCCTAGAACAGATTTCAGGAGCATTGGGCATTACCTACAGGACTTTGTGTAATTGGCGAGATGAACATGAAGAATTTTTTCATGCCTTGGAAGAAGCCAAGATCAGAGAGATGATTTGGTGGGAAGAACACGCTCAAGCCTACCTCGTAGAGCATAAGGATGGGGATCGTTTGAATGTGGGTCTATGGTCTAGATCAATGGCAGCAAGATTCCCTAAGAAGTATTCAGAGCGTATCAAACAAGAGCTGACTGGAGCTGAAGGCGCTCCATTGCTCAAAGGTGTGGAGATTAGCTTTGTTGAACCAGTCCGATCAGAAGATTAAGGATGCGGTTTCTAGGATACGATTTCCTAAGAAATTTGAGGCACTTTTCCAACCTGAAAAGACTCGCTATCGCATATTCTATGGTGGGCGAGGAGGCGCTAAGTCATGGTGTTTTGCTAGAGCGCTATTAGCTAAAGGCACTAAAGAGCCTATGCGTATCCTATGCGCTAGGGAATTTCAGACCAGTATTAAGGATTCTGTTCATAAGCTCTTATCAGACCAAATCTATGCCCTAGGCATGGAGTCCTTTTACGAGATTACTCAGACAACCATCCGAGGCATTAATGGAACTGAATTCATCTTTGCAGGGATTAAGAACAATACTAATAACATCAAGTCCATAGAAGGTATTGATATTTGTTGGGTGGAGGAAGCTCAGTCTGTATCGGCTAATAGCTGGAATGTGTTGATTCCCACAATTCGTAAGCAAGATTCAGAGATTTGGGTCAGCTTCAACCCTGAGTTACCTACAGACGAAACATGGAAGCGTTTTGTGGAGAATCCTCCTGAAAGCTCTGTAGTCGTAAAAGTGAACTGGAATGACAATCCTTGGTTTCCTGAAACCCTTAATTTGGAGCGCTTATCCCTTAAAGCTAGGGATTTGGCAGCCTATAACAATGTGTGGGAAGGCACTACAAGGAACACAGTTGATGGAGCTGTATTTGGTAAAGAGATGGATCAGGCTGAGTTGGAAGGTCGGATTACCAATGTTCCCTATGATCCATCCAAGCCTTGTCATGCGGTCTTTGACCTTGGTTGGGCTGACAATACAGCTTGCTGGATTATTCAATATGTTGGATTTGACATCCGAGTGCTGAGATATTTTGAGGATAACCAAAAGACCATTCAGCATTATTTAAGCCTAATGCAAACATTTGGTTACATTTATGACACCATTTGGCTACCTCATGATGCTGCTGCCAAGTCATTAGGAACAGGAAAGTCCATTGAGGAAATTGTCAGAGCGACAGGATTAAAGGTTCAGATCCTTGAACGAGTTCCTGTAACAGACTCAATTAACGCTGCGAGAACAATATTCCCAAGATGTTATTTTGATAGAAAAAATACAGAAGAAGGTTTAAACTGTTTAAGACATTATCGCTATGATGTTGATGAACATGGAACTTTTAGCCAAAAGCCGTTACATGACATCTATTCGCATGGTGCTGATGCGTGGCGGTATATAGGATTAATGGTAAATGAGCCTAAGAAAAGGCAACCAGTTAAACAAACTTATGCTCCAGCAGGGAGTTGGATGGGATAGATATGGCAGATTATCAAAATCAAGATACTGGCGAAGATAGTCGCATTAATGAAGCTAAAAAGTTCCTCGATCTTTGCAATACTGTTGATTCTAATAATCGAGCTGAAGCTCTTGATGATGTAAGGTTTTGTGCAGGAGATCAATGGCCTGTAGATGTGCAAAATAGCCGAGTTCTAGAATCTAGACCTTGCTTGACGATTAATAAGGTGGATGCCTATGTTCGTCAAATCTGTAACCAAATCAGACAGCAAAGACCTCGCATTAAAGTGCAAGGCATGAACAATGAGGCAGATGCAAAGTTAGCTGAGATTCTGAGTGGTGTTTGCAGACATATTGAATATCAATCCTCTGCTGATGTCGCTTATGACACAGCCGTTGAATATGCAGTCAAGATGGGATGGGGTTATTTCCGAATCATGACCGATTACATTTCTGATGATTCCTTTGAACAAGAGATTTACATCAGACCAATCGACAATCCTTTTACAGTCTATTTTGATCCTAACTCACAACTTCCTGATGGATCGGATGCAGAGCGTTGTTTGATTACTACTGTAGTCAGCAAGAAAACATTCCGAGCTATGTATCCTGGCAAAGATGATGGTCAAGGATTTAACAATCGTGGAACTGGTGATTCAGATGCGGAATGGGTAACTAAAGAAGATGTTCGTATTGCCGAATACTTTTACACAGTCAAAAGACCTACCAAATTGGTGCTTCTGTCAGATGGAACAAGCGTTTATCAAGACGAATTACCTAGTGATGAAGCATTAGCAGAAGCTGGAATCACCATTATTGAGCGTAGAGATACCTACAAAAAGCAAATTAAGTGGTGCAAAGTAACTGCTATGGAAGTCCTTGAAGAAGGAGATTGGGCTGGTAAATACATTCCAGTTATTCCTGTTTATGGTCAGTCTTGCATAGTTGATGCAAAGCACAAGAAATTTGGCTTGGTTCGCATGGCTAAAGATCCACAGCGTATGTATAACTACTGGACTACAGCTCTGACAGAATCTGTCGCTTTAGCTCCTAAAGCCAAATGGCTATTGGCTGAAGGTCAAGACGAAGGACATGAACAAGAATGGAATCAAGCCAATATTAAGGCTATGCCTGTGTTGCGTTACAAGCAAACCGATTCGGAAGGCAGAATAGCTCAACCTCCACAGCGTTTACAGCCTGAGCCTCCTCCTGCTGGAATCGTTACAGCTACTCAAGGCATGAGCAATGACTTAATGACTGTCGTAGGTATCTATGATCCAAGTCAGCTCCCACAAGGAAATGTTTCAGGCAAGGCTTTAGCTGGTCAGCAACAGCAAGTCGATATGGTGAACTTCCATTATTACGACAATTTGACTCGCTCTATTGCCTATTGTGGTCGCATCATTCTTGATCTGATTCCTAAGATTTACGATACAGAGCGTGTCATGCGGATTATCGGAGCTGATGAAAAGCCTGAAATCGTTACCCTCAATCAACGAGTAACAGATGAGCAAGGAGTTGAGCGAATCCTCAATGATGTGTCTGTAGGTCGCTATGATGTAGTGATGGATACAGGGCCTGGCTTCTCAACTAAGAGAACAGAAGCCGTAGAACACATGATGACTTTGTTGGGCGCAGATCCTAACCTAATGGCAACTGCTGGTGATTTAATCTTCCGTAACATGGACTTCCCTGGCGCTGAGATTATTGCTGATCGTTTAGCTGCTTCTAACCCACTTGCTCAAATTGACGAGAAATCAAATGTTCCTCCTCAAATTCAGATGCAGTTGGCACAAGCTCAACAGACAATTCAGCAACTTCAACAAGAAAAACAGATGTTGGCTATGGACATCAAATATGGCGCTACCATGCAACAAGCCAAAGAGGATGCTCATACTAAGCGCACTCTGATGGAAACAACGGCTAGAGCCTATAACACTCAGACAATGGCAGAAGTTAAGGTCAATGACCAAAATACTCGCTCAGTTACAAGTCAAAATAAGACTGAAATTGATGCGATTGTTAAACTCCTTATTGCCAATCTTGATACAAGACAGTTGGAAGCCGAAATTGAGCGTAGAAATGAAGAACAGTTTGCGTTTGCTAGGGAAGCTGCTAGGGATATTGGGCATGAATCCAATCCCTTAACAACTCAACCAGCAACTCCTATTCCTATGCCTCCTCAGCAACCAGCTTTAGAGCCTATGCAACCTCAACCCCTACAACAACCAATGCCTCAAGGAGTTCAATAATGCCTTTAGTTACTAGCGAAAACAGAGAAGAATTTATTAAATCAGAAATGGCTAAAAAGGCTGGCAAAAATCCTGTTAAAAAAACCATCAAAAAGCCTAAAACAGAAGGCGAAATGATGAGAGAAAAAAATACTCATAAAAATTTAGGTAATGATTACTCAAAAATGAATGATGAGGATTTAGCTAAAGAAATTGCTAAATATGATGCTATGCAAAAACAGCATCTTAAAAACTATATGAAAGAACATGGCGGTTCTATTCCTTTGTCTGAATACAAAAAAGATGATCCTGAGTTTTCTGATTTTAAAAACAAATATATGGGTCTTTTGATTGAGCAAGGATATAGAAAAAAATAATATTGTTTTTAATATTATTTAGTGGTAAAAAATAAGTGTTGTAAACCTACCAATGGGATCATTGGGTTAAATCTTGAGGAAAACTCATGGCAGAAGCACAAGCAGTAGAAGCAAAACAAGCTAGTAATGTAGTAACTA